GACGTTCGGCGGCACGGAAGGCAGCCAGACGCCAAACCCCTAGAAGCCGCAGGGCAGGCGCGGCCGGCGTTCCCGTGGGAGGAACTGGCGCGTTTCGCCTTCACTGTCCTGCGGCTGACACCACAAGCATTCTGGGCGGCAAGCCCGCGTGAACTGGCGATGGCGATGAACGCATATGGCAGCGTTGTCAAACCGTTGGAGCGCACAGCGCTTGAAACTCTGATTGAGCAATTCCCTGACTGAAGGAGCGGCCATGGCCGAGACAATTGACGTTGAAGTGCGCGCCGACACGCAAGCGCTCGAGACGGCACTGAAGAACCTGGAAGACCGGTCGCGGCAATTCGGGTCCGTGCTGACATCGGCACTGAAAGGCGCGGTGGTGCAGGGCAAAAGCCTGGAAGACACGCTGAAGGGCGTGGCGCTGAGCCTTGCCGGCATGGCGCTGGATGCGGCGCTGAAACCCTTGTCCGGACTTTTCTCATCTGCCTTTTCAGGATTGCTCGGCGGCATCATGCCATTTGCCAAAGGCGGACTGACCGGCGGCGTGCAGGCGTTTGCGGACGGCGGTGTAGTTGCCTCACCGACTTACTTTCCCAATGGCGGCGGCATCGGGCTGATGGGCGAGGCCGGGGCGGAAGCAATCCTGCCATTGCAGCGCGGCGCGGATGGACGGCTGGGCGTAGCGTCCGGGGGTGGATCACAGCGGCCGAATGTCGTGGTCAACATTTCAACGCCGGATGCGCAGTCGTTTGCCAAATCGCAAGGCCAAGTGGCTGCGATGGTCGCACGCGCCGCTGGGCGCGGCGGCAAATACTTGTGAGGCGTGACCATGACGGACTTTCAGGCGTTTCACGATGTGCTGTTTCCGCTGAGCGTGGCGTTCGGCTCGACCGTAACGCGTGAGCGCAAGGTTGAAATCTTGCAGTTCGCTTCCGGGCGGGAACAGCGAAACCTTCGCTTTGCCCACTCGCGCCGGACATATGACGCGGGTAACGGCGTGCGCTCGATCGCCGATGTGCGCGCAGTGATGGATTTTTTTGAAGCCCGGCGCGGACCGTTGGCCTCATTCCGGTTCCGCGATCCGGTGGACAATGCAAGCTCGGCATCGGGCGGCACGGTAGCGCCGCTGGATCAGTTGATTGGAACCGGTGACGGGACGGCAAGAAGATTCAAACTGACGAAGGCTTATGGCACGGGTGTGGACGCTTATCTGCGTCCGGTGCGAAGGCCGGTCGCCGGAACACTGCGAATTGCCGTGAACGGGATCGAGGCGCTGCCTGCGGATTTCAGTTTTGACAGTGCAACAGGAGAGGTGGTGTTCGCGCCAGGCAAGACGCCCGGGGCAGATGCCTCTGTCACCGCCGGTTTTCAGTTCCATGTCGAAGTCCGCTTCGCGTCCGAAAGCATGAGCGTCAATGTCAGCGCGTTTGAGGCCGGGGAATTGCCGTCAATACCTCTGGTCGAGGTGATGGCATGAGAACGGTCCCTCCGGCGCTTGAATCACATTTGGAGCGCGCCGTCACAAACCACTGTTTCTGCTGGACTGTGGAGCGCAATGACGGCGTGCGGCTCGGCTTCACCGACCATGATGTGCCGCTGACCTTTGATGGGGTGACCCATGATCCACAGACCGGGTTCAATGCCAGCGTCGCTGAAGCCGAGCTTGGCATGCAGACAGGCTCGATGGATTTGGATGGTGCGCTGCGCTCCGACCGGATTTCGGAGAATGACATCCGCGCCGGCAAGTATGATGGCGCTACAGTCAAAGCATGGCTGGTGAACTGGCGCACGCCAGCCGACCGGATGCTGCTGCGCGTCTCGCGCATCGGCCGGATCGAAACGCAGGACGGCGCCTTCAAGGTTGAATTGCAGAGTATGGCTGAGGCCTTGGACCGGCGGCGCGGAAGGCTGGTTCGGCGCGCTTGCGATGCCGAACTGGGCGACAGCCGCTGCGGCACGACTGTGACAGGTCCATCATTCACTGGCATTGGGACGGTCGTAAGCGCGCAGGCGCAGGGCGATTTCTTCGCGGGCGGATTGTCTGCCTACGCACCGCGCTGGTTCGAATACGGGATACTCGAATGGCTGACCGGGGAGAATACCGGGCAAATGACGCAGGTGTCGGTACATGAGATCAGCGGGCCGCAGGCAAGGTTGGCCGTTCTCGAGGTGCTGCCGTTTCCGGTTACTGCCGGTGACACGTTCAAGGTGACCGCCGGGTGCGACAAGAGTTTTTCGACCTGCAAGGCCAAGTTTGCCAACCCGCTGAACTTTCGCGGGTTTCCGCACCTGCCGGGCAATGACGCAGTTTACACCTATGCCAGCGGCGACGGCATTTTTGATGGAGCGCCACTGGTCCCATGAGAAAAGCTATGGACATCGAGCGGGTGGTTACTGCCGCACAGAGTTGGGCGGGCACGCCTTATCGGCATCAGGGATCGCTGAAGGGCGTGGGTTGCGACTGTCTTGGCCTCGTTCGTGGCGTTTGGCGCGATTTGCACGGCTGCGAGCCAGAGGCACTGAAACCTTACACCATGGACTGGGCCGAAACCGCAGATGGCGATCCCCTGCTGTCTGCCGCTTGCCGCCACTTTCTGAAGGCGGACGCGCTTGAGCCGGGATGCCTGATCCTGTTCCGCTGGAAAGCCGGAACAGCGGTCAAGCATTGCGGGATTTATCTTGGCGGAGACCGGTTCCTGCATGCCTATGAGCGGCACGCGGTCATGGCTTCGTCGCTCATTCCGCATTGGCGGCGCCGGATCGCCGGACTGTTTTTGTTTCCCGATGTGATGAATGGAGGCTGATGGATGGCAACATTATTGCTGCAGGCGGCCGGCGCATATCTCGGCGGGCTTTTCGGGACTGTCGGCGCCACGATCGGCACAGCGGCAGGCGCACTTGGCGGCTATCTCATCGACCGTGCGCTGATCAATGGGACACAGCACATCAAGGGCGCGCGTCTGGCGCAGATGCAGCCGCTTTCAGGCGAGGAAGGCGCACCGCTTGCCCGTGTTTATGGCACCATGCGGCTCGGCGGGACGGTGATTTGGGCGACACGATTTGAGGAGAGTGCCACCACCGAACGCCAGGGTTCAAAAGGCGGACCGAAGGTGACCACCTATCGCTACTATGCGAACTTTGCAGTGGCGATGTGTGAAGGCGAGATTGCGCATGTGCGGCGCATCTGGGCTGACGGGCGGGAACTGGACCGGACAGATTTTGATATCCGTATTTACAAAGGCAGCAATAGCCAGCTCCCCGATCCTCTGATCGAGGCAAAGCAGGGCGCGGGAAACGCGCCTGCTTTTCGCGGCACGGCATACGCTGTGTTCGACCGGTTTCCGCTCGAGAATTTCGGCAATCGAATCCCGCAGTTGCAGTTTGAAGTGATCCGGACGATCGGCGGGATTGAGAAGGACATCAAGGCGATCACAATGATTCCGGGATCGACCGAGTTCGGCCTGGCACCGCAAGCCGTCTCGACGTTTTTCCGGCGCGGCGAGACTATGCTTCCAAACCGCCATACACTGGCAGCCGAAACAGACTGGGCGGCGTCGCTCGACGAATTGCAGGCGCTGTGTCCCAATCTTGAATCCGTATCGCTGGTTGTGGCCTGGTTTGGCGACGACTTGCGGGCAGGGGAGTGCGAGATCCGGCCGGGTGTCACATCAACCACTCTGCATGCTGGTGCCCAATGGTCGGTGGGCGGTTTAACCCGGTTTGATGCGCGATTGGTCACGGACCATCAGGGGCGCAAAGCCTATGGCGGGACGCCGGATGATGCTTCGGTGATCGCCGCAATCCGCGACCTGAAGGCTCGTGGCTTGAAGGTGACGCTTTATCCATTTGTGCTGATGGACATACCGGCGGGCAACACATTGCCGTCACCCTATGGCGGAACGACGCAGCCGGCATATCCTTGGCGCGGGGAAATCAGCTGCCATCCAGCGCCGGGAATTCCAGGGTCAGTGGACATGACCCCCGCGGCGGCTTCGCAGATTGGCGGATTTGCCGGCAATGCGGTTCCGGCGAACTTTCTGTCTTTCGGCGAAAACATCTATTTCACCGGCGGAACGGATTGGGGATACAGGCGATTTATCCTGCACTACGCCAAGCTGGCGCAGATTGCCGGAGGCGTTGACGGTTTTCTCATCGGGTCCGAGTTCAAGGGCCTGACGCGGGTTCGTTCGGCTGCGGATGCCTATCCGTTTGTCGCGATATTGAACACGC